ACATCACGGTAAAGCAAGCAAAGGATATCATCAATGGACTTTGATTTTATCTTTAGGTTGATACTCACTGCCTCATTCTTTGGCGTGTCTATCTGCCTATGTATCAAGTGGATTGTTGAGTCATACCTTGACTACATACAAGTGACTACAGGTATCAAGATAGTAACACTCAACAATGTTAAAGATGAGGAAAAAAAGAAAGGGGATATACACGATGACCCTACTGCTTATTGATGGAGACATAATAGCTTACAAAGCAGCAGTGGTAGCAGAGAAGCCTACGCATTGGGGAGATGGGTTGTGGACACTACATGCTTGGGAACATGATGTAGACTACAAGCTAGAAGAATATATCTCTGGCTTAGTAGATGCTGCCCCTGTTCAAGACTGTATCGTCACTCTATCTGATCAAGATAACTTCCGTAAAAAGGTAGCTCCCTATTACAAAGCTAATCGTAAAGATGTACGCAAGCCAATGCTTCTTAGCTATGCAAGACATTATATGATGAGCAAGTACAACACCATAATGTATAAAGGACTAGAAGCAGATGATGTCATGGGGATACTTGGTACTTCTAATCCAGATACAATTATCTGGTCTGAAGATAAGGACTTACTTACTATACCAGCGCAGCACTGGCTTAATGAAGAGGTGGTTACAATCACTGAAGCAGAAGCTAACTACAATTTCCTTTACCAAACTTTGGTTGGGGATAGTACAGATAACTATAGCGGCTGTCCAACTGTTGGTCCCAAGACTGCTAATAAACTTCTGTCTTCTGGTTGCACGTGGGATACAGTGGTTGCTGCGTACAATAAGAAAGGCTTATCAGAAGAAGTAGCACTAGAGAACGCAAGGCTAGCACGTATACTACGTAATGGTGAGTATGACACAGACACAGGAGAGGTAAAGTTATGGCAGCCCCACAACGACATGAAGCCTACATGAAAGCACAAGCAGAGTTTGACATGGTAAACAGCCCTGCCCACTACGCAGCTAGTGGCATTGAAACTATTGACTACATCGTGGACGTACTAGGTGAGTATGAAGCTATTAGCTACTGTCATGGTAATGTCATTAAGTACACAGGCTCACGCCTATTCAAGAAGGGCAACCCCATTCAGGATGCAGAGAAAGCAGTATGGTATCTTAACAAGATGATTGATCTACTAAAGAAAACAAAGGGAGTAAACTGGTGAACGATTATATTACCTTCAAGTGTGAGCATACAGATGAAGATGGGAATGTTACAGGAACTATTAAACATTCTTTTGAAACAGAGGGATACCTACCAGACATGATGTATAACTTTAAGTCCTTCTTACAGGGCATGGGGTTCAACTATGTTAGTGAAGTATACTGTACTAAGAATGACGGTGGCGAGATTGGGGAAGAGTAGTATGGATTTTAATGCCTACCAAGAACGCGCTAATAAGACTGCCATCTATCCAGAAGAGTACAAGCTAACCTATCCTACCCTTGGCCTAGCTGGTGAAGCAGGTGAGGTAGCAGAAAAGGTAAAGAAGATTGTACGAGATGGTAAAGATATTAAGAAAGAAGCACACGAGATTGCCAAAGAACTAGGCGATGTGTTGTGGTATGTAGCAGCAGTAGCTAGGGATATTAACTATAGCCTACAAGTTATAGCTGCTATGAATATACAAAAACTAGAGAGCCGCAAGGAACGTGGCGTACTACAAGGGAATGGAGACAATAGATGAGTAGCAATTACCTACCAACTGACTACCAAACATTCATTGCTACTAGCAGATATGCACGGTGGCTAGAAGAAGAGAACAGGCGAGAGACTTGGCCTGAGACAGTGCAACGATATATCAACTACATTGCTATTACTGGTCTACCTGCAAAAGACTTAGAAGAGATTGAGGAAGCAATCATCAACCTTGAGGTGATGCCTAGCATGAGAGCCTTGATGACAGCAGGGGTAGCAGCAGACCGTGATAACACTTGCATCTACAACTGTAGTTACCTACCTGTGGATCACATCCGTGCCTTTGATGAGGCTATGTTTATCCTACTGTGTGGCACTGGTGTCGGCTTCAGTGTAGAGCGTCAGTCTATTGCCAAGCTTCCTGATATACCTGAGGCATTAGACTATAGTGATGATGTCATTGCAGTTAAGGATAGCAAGGAAGGGTGGGCTAGGGCTTTACATAAGCTACTGTCACACCTGTACTCAGGTGACATTCCAAAGTGGGACATGTCTAAGATTAGACCAGCAGGTGCTAGGCTTAAGACTTTTGGTGGTAGAGCTAGTGGACCTGAGCCTCTTGATGACTTGTTCAAGTTTGTTGTGGCGAAGTTTAAGGGTGCAGCAGGACGTAAGCTTACTAGTATTGAGTGTCACGATATCATGTGTAAGATTGGTGAGGTTGTGGTAGTAGGTGGTGTACGCCGATCAGCCATGATCAGCCTGTCTAACCTCAGTGACGGACGTATGGCACATGCTAAGTCAGGTCAGTGGTGGGAGAACGAGGGTCAACGTGCGTTGGCTAATAACTCTGTAGCCTACACAGACAAGCCTGACATGGAAGGGTTTATGCGTGAGTGGTTATCTCTCGTAGAGTCTAAGTCTGGTGAGCGTGGTATCTTCTCTCGTCCAGCAGCAGACAACCATGTTAAGATGAATGGACGTAGGGAGACAGGACATGAGTGGGGTACTAACCCTTGCTCTGAAATTATCCTACGCCCATACCAGTTCTGTAATCTGACAGAGGTAGTAGTACGTGAACATGATGACCTAGAAAGTCTACGCCGTAAGGTACGACTAGCTACCATCCTTGGTACAGCACAGTCTACCTTTACTAAGATGCCATACCTACGTAAGATTTGGCAGAAGAACACAGAAGAAGAGCGTCTACTTGGTGTATCACTAACAGGTATCATGGATAACAATGTACTATCTAAGACTGTTGATAGCCCACGCTGGCTCAAAGAGCTTAAGCTACAGGCTATTGATGTCAATCGTATCTATGCTGATAAACTAGGTGTCGATCCTTCTGCTGCTATTACCTGTGTCAAGCCATCTGGTACTGTATCTCAGCTTACCGATACAGCTTCTGGTATTCATGCACGACATAGTGCTTACTACATTCGTACTGTGCGTGGTGACAACAAAGACCCACTAACACAGTTTATGAAGGATAGTGGTATTCCTGCTGAACCATGCGTGATGAAGCCTGACTCTACTACAGTATTTAGCTTCCCTACTAAATCACCATCTGGTGCTGTAACACGTAATGATATGACTGCACTACAACAGCTAGAGTTATGGAAGAACTACGCACTTAACTGGTGTGAACACAAACCATCAGTGACTATCACAGTCAAGGATGCAGAGTGGATGGCAGTAGGTGCATGGGTCTACGATAACTTTGACATCTGCTCAGGTATTTCGTTCCTACCTCATAGTGACCACACGTATGCACAAGCTCCTTATCAAGATGTGGATAAAGAAACCTATGAAGAACTCAAGAAACAGATGCCTTCTAAGATTGATTGGTCAGCTTTGTCTGCTTATGAAAAAGAAGACACTACTTCTGGTAGCCAGACTTTAGCTTGTACTGCAGGAGCCTGTGAATTAGTAGACATATAGTCTAAACTGTACCTATTAGCGAAAGTGAATTTAATATGGTTAATGTCTTAGGATATTCATTAAACATTACTACTGCTCTACTGAACGCTTTACAGGAGCTTTATCCAGATAAACTTCCACATGAACAAATCACCTCTGAGGAGCTAGCGTTTCTCAGGGGACAACAATCAGTAGTAAAGAAACTTACAGATATTTATAACGAAGATTATGGGGAATGACACATGGGTGGATTATTCGGATCATCAGTACCTAGACCACTACCTGCACCAGCTAGACCAGTAACTGCTGTCGCTAAGACACCAGATATTGAGCTTGCTGGTCAGGGTTTAGACGCAGATCAAATACAAAAGAAAAGAGGCAAGCGTAAGCTACGTGTTGACTTAAAAGACACTTCTATACAGACAGGTAGTTCTGGCTCTGGCTTACAAATTCCAACAACAGGAGATTAGAATGGGTGGAATTATTAGAAGCTCCAAGCCAGTATCAGCACCTGCTTCATCTACCGCTGCTGCTAAACCAATGGATCAGGAAGCTGAAGCTATGGTAGAAACAGAAGGTGGTAAAATGGGACGTAGGCGTAAGGGTAAAAAAGCTTTAGTCGTTAAGACTGGTTCTGCTAACATAGGTGGTGATGGTGGTTCAGGTTTGAACATTCCTGTCGGATAGGAGAGCAGTATGGGTGCTTTCACAGTAAACACAAGTGAAGTTAAGAAACTCATGAGTAAAGATACTGATGAAGAAGAAAAGATCGCTGAACCTACTGACATGATGCCTGATACTACTTCATCTGCTCCTATTATTGAACAAAGTGAGCGTATGAAAAGATATAAAAGCAAGATTATTGTATAAGGAATAACACATGGAACAAGATGTAGGTACAGTAGCTAAACGCTACAGCCAACTAGAAAGTGAACGAGATACGTTCCTAGAACGAGGGCGAGAAGCAGCAAGGCTTACTATTCCTACTCTTTTGCCAGAGGAAGGTCATAGTAGTTCTTCTATTTATGCCACACCTTATCAAGGTATTGGAGCAAGAGGTGTAAACAACCTAGCATCAAAGCTATTGCTTGCCTTGCTCCCACCAAACAGTCCATTCTTTCGTCTAACTATTGATGACTTTGACTTGCAACAACTAGCAGGTGCAAATCGTGGTCAAGTAGAAGAAGGACTTGCACGTATTGAACGTGCTGCTATGCAAGAGATTGAGGGTAAGGCTATTCGTGTGCCAGTATTTGAGGCACTAAAGTTACTTATCGTCACTGGTAATGCTCTTGTTTACATGCCTAAAGAAGGTGGAATGAAAGTATTTCGGCCTGACCGTTACTGCACTAAGCGTGACACTATGGGTAATGTGCTAGAGATTATTACCAAGGAGTCTATGGCTCCATCTACATTACCTGATGAAATAAAGGACATGATCCCACCATCAGATACTCCTGTTAAAAGCTACGATCTATACACATGCCTTAAGCGTGTAGACAATAGATACGAAGTCATGCAGGAAGTAGCTGGTATTACTATTGAAAAGACTAAGGGTAAATTTAAGCTAGACCAAAGCCCCTTCATCCCATTACGGTTTATCCGTATTGACGGTGAGGACTATGGGCGAGGGTTTATTGAAGAATACATTGGTGATCTACGCAGTCTTGAGGCTTTAACAAAAGCTATTGTACAAGGCAGCGCAGCGTCAGCTAAGGTATTGTTCCTTGTACGTCCTAATGGTACTACAAAGAGTAAAGACCTAGCTGCTGCACCTAATGGTGCGTTCTTACAGGGTGACAGTAATGATGTGTCTACCCTACAGGTAGCTAAAGGTGGTGACTTCCGTGTTTCACTAGAGACTATGCGTATGATTAACGATAGACTTGGTGCTGCCTTTCTACTAAACTCCTCTGTACAAAGATCAGCAGAGCGTGTAACGGCAGAAGAAGTACGCTTCATGGCACAGGAACTAGAGACAGCCCTTGGCGGTGTGTACTCTATTCTATCACAGGAGTTTCAGCTACCACTAATTAACCTACTGCTTGAGTCATTAACTAAGCAAGGTAAGATGCCACGTATGCCTAAGGATAGTGTCAAGCCTACAGTAGTAACAGGCATTGAGGCACTAGGCCGTGGACAAGACTTAAATAAACTAGCAACTTTCTTACAATATCTTCAACCGCTGGGGCCAGAAGTTATTCAGAGTGAGATGAACTTAGGTGATTATATTGATCGCCTAGCTGCGTCACTTGGTATTGATACCTCAGGACTTATTAAGTCACCTGAGCAGAAACAACAAGAACAAATGATGCAACAACAAATGCAACAAGAACAGATGGAAGCTCAAGCAGCTATGCAGCTAGCACAAAGTGCTGCTCCACAGTTAGCTAAAGGGGCTGTAGAAGGTTAGGTAAATAATGGCAGACAGTATTAACACTTATCAAGAAGAACCTGCTGAGTCACAAGAGCATGTAGATGCTATGCTGGCTAAAGTAGAAGGTAGTCAACAAGACCCTGAGCGTCCTGAGTGGCTACCTGAGAAATTTAATTCAGTTGAGGATATGGCTAAGGCGTACTCTGCATTAGAGAGTAAGTTAGGTAAACCTCAGCAAGAACAAGAGTCAGAAGTAACAGAAGAGCAGGTAACAGATGCTACTCCTTCTGATATTGCTGAAGCACTAGATGCAAACGGCCTAGACTTTGATGCGTTCCAGCAGGAATATGAAGAGCTAGGTGGATTAACTGAAGATGCCTATCAAGCACTGGCTGAGGCTGGTTTTTCAAAGGCAGTAGTTGACTCGTGGATTGACGGACAGAACGCTTTGTCTGAACAAGTCCAATCTAGTATGTACAACCTAGTAGGTGGTGCAGAACAGTATCAAGAACTAGTACAGTGGGCAGCAGATAATCTACCCCCTGATGAAATTGATGCTTTTAACTCAACAATGGGATCGCGTGACACTAATCAAATCAAGTTAGCGATCCAAGGTCTTAATGCTCGTTATCGTTCTGAGGCAGAACCTAGTCTACTTACTGGACAAACAGGCTCTGTGTCCTCTGGTGGGAAGTTTGAAAGCAATGCAGAATTAACTGCTGCTATGCGTGACCCCAGATACGCTAAAGACCCTGCCTACAGACAGCAGGTTGCTGATAAGTTAGCCAAGTCTAGTCTGTTTTAACATTGTTGCATGGGGTTGGGGGAATTGTATAAGAGTTCCCCCTTCCTTCTAGTTACATTATGGTGTACCTAGAAGGGACTATATCCCTAACACGAAGCTAACATAACAAACGATTACCCCTGACCCCTTGCGAGGGACAATCTTGGAGAAAGGATGTAGTGTAATGCAGAGTGTACTTCAACTCACATTAACATTACTAAGAGGTAATTTAAAATGGCACAAGCCGCTTCAAATCCGGCCTATAGCGTAAGCTTTCAAGGCCAGAATAACCTATCAGGTGACGTACGTGACCTGTTTCTCAAGCTGTATGCAGGAGAAGTCCTAACAGCTTATGAGGAAAAGAAAGTCCTTATGGACAAAGTACGCACTCGTACAATTTCAAAAGGTAAGTCTGCTTCATTCCCAATGACAGGCCGTGCAACTGCTGAATACCTGACGCCCGGAAACGAAATCACAGGTGGGGCTATTCGTGCAGGTGAGCGTATCGTCACAATTGACGACTTGCTTATCTCAAGCCAGTTCATTGCTAACATTGATGAGGCAATCAACCACTACGATGTACGTTCAATCTACTCAAAGGAAGCTGGTATTGCACTAGCTAACGAAGCAGATCGGAATGTAGCTCGTATGCTTGTTAAAGCTGCACTGTCAACTAATGCGACAGCCGCTGCTGGTCTTATTCAAGACTACAAAGCTTTTACTGAAGAAGACTTTACTTCAAATGTCACCATTGGTACAGCTACTGCTGACTCTCTTGATCCAGCAAAGCTTGCTAAGGCAGTCTTTGATGCCAAGAAAACAATGGACATTGCTAACGTACCATCAGACAACGCTGTAGTTGTCCTTCCACCAGCACAGTACTATGCACTGATGGATGTAACTGATGGCTCTAAGCTGACATACATGAACCAAGACTTTGGTGGTAACGGTTCAATTGCTTCAGGTATGGTTCCGTCAATTGCAGGTATTCCTGTAATCATGTCAAACCATGCTGACGTAACTAATCTGTATCAGAACTTCACTACAGGTAACGCTAACGAAGGTAAGACAAATGATAACGCTCCACTAGCAAACACTGCTGGTTCTGGACGCACTACTCACTATGACCTTCCGACTGCTGCTGTAGACGGACGCGACATGGTTGCAGAAGCTGCTAAGTTCCGTGGTTTTGTCTTCACACCAGAAGCTGTTGCTACTGTCAAGTTGCTTGACTTGGGCATGGAGTCTGAGTACCAGATCAACCGTCAAGGCACACTCATGGTTGCTAAGTACGCAATGGGGCATAACGTCCTGCGTCCTGCATCATGTATTGGTCTTGTTGAAGCCTAAGAATATTGGGGGTAGCTTAACGGCTACTCCCTTTTTACTTTGGAGAATGATATGCCAGAAGTTGCAGGTAAAAAATATAAGTACACTAAGGAAGGTATTTCTCAAGCTAAAGCTGCGGCTAAGAAGACAGGCAAGAAGATGTCCTTTGGTGGTATGCCACAGAAGCAGGTAGCTGCTATCATGGCTAAGTATGGAAAGAAAAAGTAATGGCTATTACACACGCAGGAGAAACCTTTAAGGGTTTGCGGATACCTAAAAGAACGCCAAATGCCTCTAAGTCTCATGCGGTGTTAATAGGTACTAAAGATAAACCTAAAGTTATACGCTTTGGTCAACAAGGTGTAACAGGTGATAGAAAACCAACAGCAAGACAGAAATCTTTTAAGGCTAGACATGCCAAGAATATTAAGAAAGGTGAAACCTCTGCTGCTTATTGGGCTAACAAAGTTAAATGGTAAGGAGCTATCATGGCTGGAACAAGTAAATTAGATGCAGTCAACACAATGCTATCTGCCATTGGTGAGGCACCAGTAAATAGTTTATCATCAGGACTAGTTGAAGCTGAGATTGCAGAAAGTATTTTAAATACTATTGACAGAGAAGTACAGTCTATGGGCTGGCACTTTAACACAGAATTAAACAAAAGTTTTGCTAAGACAGTGGCAGGTGAGATAATTTTACCTGCTGATATTCTTAGAGCAGATGCCACACTAAAAGCTAACGCGCCTAATCTTGTGCAGCGTGGCTTAAAAATGTACGACAGAGTTAATCACACTTTTATTATTAGTACAAATGTTGCCCTTGATGTGGTAATACAGTTAATCTTTGATGATCTACCAGAAGTAGCAAAGCGTTATATTGTACTACGTGCTACTCGTATATTTCAAGATCGTGTAGTAGGCTCTAACACACTACACAATTTCCAAGAAAAAGATGAAGAACAGGCCTTAGTACAGTTAAAAGATTTTGATAAAGCTACTGATGACCATAACATCTTTGACAACTATGATACCTTTAGCATTATTGATAGGCAGGGACGGAGAACAATCTAATGGCACTCATCAGTCAATCTATCCCTAACCTTATTAACGGTGTATCACAACAGCCACCATCACTACGTCTAGCTACACAAGCAGAACTACAAGAGAACGCTTTGTCTAGCGTGGTAACAGGACTGTCTAAGCGTCCTAGTTCTGAGCATGTTGCTGATCTGGGTACTATTTCTGATTTAGATAAAGCTTTTATACATACTATCCGTAGGGATGAGAATGAGTTCTACTCTATGGTGGTAGATACGGCTGGTGATATCAGGGTGTTTGACAAAGATGGTGTGTCTAAGACTGTTACCAATAATGCTGCTACTTATTTGAATGGATTGACCAACCCTAGCTTAGAGTTAGCTGCTGTATCTATTGCAGATACAACCTTTATTGTAAACAAGAATATAACAGTAGCTAAAGGCACTGCCACAAGTCCTACACGTAACCCTGAGGCATTAGTATATGTACGTCAGGCTGACTATGCTTCTACATATCGTTTAAGGATTACTAAAGGTTCAACCACAGAAACAGTAGAATTTGCCACAGAATCTTCTACTCAAGGTACCGCTCAAGCTACACAAGACGCAGAGCGTGGTGCATCTACTGACTTGATTGCTGAAAACTTAGATACTTTTTCAGCTGCTACTGTAAACACTGCTTATTATGATGCCATTATTAATGGTAATGCTATTTCAGGTATTACAATTACTCGCTATGGCTCAGTATTACACATTCAGTCAACTGATACTACAGACTTCCAAGTAGAAGTAGGTGACTCACATGGTAACGAACACTTACTTGTATTCAAGAATGAAACATCAGACTTTAAAAAGCTTCCTATTGAGGGACCAAATGATTTTGTTATTAAGGTCTCAGGTGATAACCAGAAAGCACAAGATGATTACTATGTTAAATTTACTGATGGTGTGTGGAAAGAAACAACAGAACTTAATACCCTTATTGAGTTAGATGCTACTACCCTTCCACATAAGTTATCAAAATTAATTAGTGGTGACTTTCAGTTTGATGAAGTTAGTTATGCTGACCGTCAAGTAGGTAACGATGATACAAATCCCTTTCCTTCTTTTGTAGGTTATCCTATTGCTGATATTTTCTTTCATCGTAATAGACTAGGTTTACTAGCTGATGAAAATGTTATCTTTGCTAGAGCAGGTGAGTTTGTAGATTTTGATTTCTTCCGTAAGTCAGTACTAACAATTATAGACAGCGACCCTATTGACGTAGCAGTGTCCTCTAACAAAGTTAGTATCCTTAAACATGCAGTACCTTTTAACGAGTCACTATTACTCTTCTCTGATTTAACACAGTTCAAGGTTACTGCTAATCCTATCCTTACTCCTGAAACTATTAACGTAGCTAGTACCACTGAGTTTGAAGCTAGTCTTATAGCCAAGCCATCACAGGCTGGTAAGTATGTATACTTCTCTTCTAATCGTGGTGCCTTTTCAGGTATGTGGGAATATTTTGTAGACACTGATACTGATGTCAATGATGCTACAGAAATTACAGCGCATGTACCTGAGTATCTTAAGGGTGTTACAACAAATATACAAACATCCTCTAATGAGGACATGCTTATTGCACAAGCTGCAGATGATCCTAAAGCTATTTATGTTTACCGTTACTATTGGAGTGGTAGAGAAAAACTACAGTCTTCATGGTCACGTTGGGTATTTGATGGTGATGTAATAGGTGTATCTTTTAACAGAGCAGATGTCTTTTTGTTAATTAAACGTAGTAACAACTTGTTTTTAGAAAAGATTAATTTGTCTGTTGATGATGCTACAGTTCATACTACAGGTAACTTCTCTATTCATTTAGATAGACGCGTAATGTTAGAAACAGGTGGACTTACTACTATACCTTATGTAGACTCTAATGTAATATATGTAGATCAAACAGGAGAAACTATTTTACTTAGTGAGGTAGCTGCAAAGTTAGCTAACTCTGAGAAAGTCTTTGCTGGTATTCCGTTTACCTTTAAATACCAATTCTCTGAGCCTGTACTAAAGCAAGATAACAAACCTATTACTACTGGACAATTACAATTAAGAAACTATGCTGTTGTTTATAACAATACAGGCTTTTTTACTGTAACCGTAACGCCTCTTAAACGTACACCATATGTGCGTACCTTTACAGGCCGTGTAGTAGGTAGTGGTGCTAACATACTTAATCGTGCTGCTATTGAGTCTGGTACATACCGTTTTGGTGTGATAGGTAAATCTAATTCAGTAAGTATTGTATTAGAAAGTGATAACCCTCTACCCTGCATCTTCCAATCAGCAGAGTGGGAAGGGTTCTACGTCCTACGCTCAAGGAGACTATAATGACACTACATGTGAGAGCAAGTGTACAGGCTGATGTAGATCATCTGGCAACAAACTTAAGACCAGAAGATACACAGGAAGTACTAGCCTCACATGGCAGTGTTAAGGTAGCATTACAAGAAGGTTTTGATCACTCAGAAGAATGTTGGACTATTGTAGTAACAAAGACAGGTGAACTAGCTGGTATGTATGGTATAGTTGGTATAGATGATATGACAGGTATGCCTTGGCTACTTACAGCCCCTCCACTAAAGAAAGGTTGGCGGCAATTTGCACGTGAGTCTCTTCCATGGATTAAGAGGCTAAACAAGAAGTATCCAGTATTAACCAATGCTTGTGACGCTGAGTACACAGAAGCAGTAAACTGGTTAAAGTATATAGGATGCGTATTTATAAAGAGACATGACACGTGGGGTGTTGGTAACAAGACCTTCTTAGAATTTGTGAGGATATAATATGAGTATTATGACAGCACTATCAGTCGCTCAAGGAATAGGCGGTTTTATAGACGCTTCTAATAAAGCTAGACAACAAGAAGCTTACTACCAGCAAAACAGAATTAATGCAGCACAAGCTAGAGACTTACAAATACAAGGCTTACAAAAACGTGCTGTTCAGATTAGCGAACAATATTCACAG